TTTGTAATCACCTTACCAGCAAACTCCGAAAGGAGATTTGATGAAAGGGACTTCTGGGGAGACCATGGACACTTGAGAGTGTTCAAGATTTCAAGATAATCTCGAAATAGATTGTCATCCAGGATTACAACGTCATCACCGACAACGAAGAAGTCATGAGAGTAGCCTTTCTTCCTGCTCAGGAAGAAAAGTAGCAAACCATGAGTGAGTGTAAACGCAGCAAAGCTAGGTCTCAAACCTAAGGGTTGCCCACGTTTCCATTGTATATCACCGATTTCCGATTTAAAAGGAAGTCGAGATATCTCTTCGAATAACTTTATGTCTTTGATGTCGCCGAAGATCGAGCGCAGAGCTATAGATTGTAACCCCAAAGGGAAATAATCTGTGGCACCTGTTAAATCTACGGAATGTACTGTCTTATTAGCTTTTAATGCTAATTGAATCCACGGTATAGCTTTTGATTGGTCAAAAGTACAATCCCATGGAAGTCTCTGAACCACACCAGCGATGGCGTGTTGCAGGGGCTTTAGGGCAAGTTGGTGGATCCTATAAGGAGATGCGATTGCTCGCAGCTTCAAACCAGGTTCCTGTAGGAAGTGAACTTCACCTCCATACAACTTGTTATCAGGTTGTACTTCCAATCGAACGAGTGGACCCTTAATGCCAGCGACCACAGGAGCGTAAAGCTCGTAATGTTCCCAGGCAAAAAGGTAGTTTTCCTGCCCCGACGCATACTCCATTTCTGAGAGTATGTTATCGGATTGGCGAACTCGCTCATCCTTGTGCCATTGGGGAGCCCATTTCTGGGTAGAACCAGTGAATTCCAAGAGTGAGTTACCACCACGTTGTACGGTCTGAAGCGGGATTATCCGCTTCACAGTGTTCTGAAATGAAGTGATGAATTCCTCGGTTAGACCGAGGGGAGCATCACAATTAACTCCGTTCATGAACTTTTCTCTCTGAGCTTTAAGCAAAGAGTTTGAAGTAAATAACGTAGCAATGTTAAGAGCTTGTAATACTGCATTGAACCTCTTGCGAGAATTCTTTGCAGAATTACAATCTAGTGACCATTTCACAACAGATCCAAGGACGCCATAAGGAAGACCACGTTGATTCTTTCGAATCCACGTAGTTTCCGAAGGGAGACCCGCCTTGCGACGAATGAAGTCGACCTTTAGGCTTTTAAACCTAGAGACTGCCCATTCAGGACCATTATTGGAAACCCACCTAAACGCTAAATCCACGAATGGATTTATCAGATGGTGTGGGAGACCAATAGCAACTAATCTATGCCTTGCTCCTCTCTCTAACTGCGTATGATTACTCATATGCTCCATAATGCCCCCTTTCAGGGTGTGTTAAGGGTTAGTAGAGGACGACGTGTCTTCTATCTGAAGTGAGGGACCAACAAGTCATGATTTGGACAAAGACGCCTTAATAGCTTCGGCCACAAGAACTTTATCCAACCCAAGAATTTCAACGATCTGCTGAACAATCTCATCAATACATTCGTCTTGAAGAGATCTTAGGATTACCTTACCTTCTCGTCTCAATATTCTCGAGGCGGCTTCCGCTTGCATGACTGCATCCACTTTGGTGCATATGCTAGTGGCAACGCTCACAGCGTATTTATGATACTTGAAGTCTAGTTTTCCCGAACCTGTTTCATTGCAAAGCAATGTCTCAAGATCGCCAGCAACATCGACGTTATTCTTTAGTTGTTTCAAGAGTCTTGCGACCTTGACTATCTTTGGTATCTCGTTTCTATCA